TAACAAAAAAAAAAAAAAAAAAAGATACTACCCATACAGGCGGAAAAAAATGTCAACCCTTCCATAATTCCATAATTTCCATAATGAAATCGCCAAACCATTCCAACGTATGAAGTTACAAACATTTAATCGTTATGGAGTTACCATAACAAAGCCATAATACTACTTGTGAACTGTGTGAGGGGTGTATTTGTAATGAAAAAGTGCAGTGTAGGGATAGTATTGTGCAGATTTTTAGTAATGGATATACTAATAATTTTAAATGGATTGAACTTATAATGTTAGTTGGCGTCGACAAATAAGTTATGCAAGTTGAACTTATAACATTTAAAAAATACTAAAAATAAAACTTGACAAATACTATTTTATAGTGTATACTTATATCGTAGTTGGTAATAGTGGAGTGCCAAATCAGACTACGGAAAGTGAGGTGATAGTATAATGGCAAAACGAATAATCGTAGCAAAGCTCACACACGACGGTAAAGAATACGTCGGCAAGCGTGAAGTCAAACTATACGACGGCGACGACGTGCAAACAGACGACGCAAACGTAGGTATGACATTACGAGTGCAACGGCAAATTCGTGACGCCCTCAAGGTGAAGTATGGTATTAAGTCAATCACTTCTGGTGGTGAAGCGAAAGACCTATCCGAAATCGAAAGCGTATAGGTTGACTTGTAGATACTTCGGGCATAGTAGATTGTTACTATGTCCGTTGTATTTTCATACGTTCACGCCATACGTTCATACCCTATACGTTCAAGCCTTGAAATTATAACCCATGAAATTATAACCTCGTACGTTTTGGCTCGTTCGGCCGGCGTGCTTTATAGGTATACCTATACCCTGTGCCAAAATTTCAACGAGGTTGCCCTGTGGCACACTTTGCCTGCCCTGTCCACCCCCTGCCCACCCTGCGATATATATAAGGTCTACCATTATAGTCCACCCCCAAAAATGGAAAGTTCAATCCTTAAACTTATAACTTTTTCAAAATATAATTTGACTTTTCCACCAAAATATGATATACTCGTATCGAGATACCACACCGACAAATCAACGATTATAATTTGGATTATTAAAATTATAACTACCGAAATCAATATACAGAGTGCCTGGAGTGTCTACAAGTCAGGCAGGGGAAGTTGGATGGGACATTCAGAAAGTACGCAGAACGCATACCCAGACAAAATCAGCTCTCGCCACCGAGCGTTGATGCGTAGGTTGGTGGCGGGAATGACAATTAGTCAAGCTTGTGAGGACTTGGGGTATACGGTAGCGAGAGCATCTGTGATTGTTAATAGTCCTCTATTTAAGGAAGAGATGAAGAAGATGGAGCAAGAGGTTAAGAGTGGGTTTGTGGATGCGGAAGCTGGGAGGTTAACTACCGACCCCACTAAACTTGAGTTGGATGATGCGAAGGTTATGGCTGCCAAAACGCTTAAGGGTGCTTTGAGTGACATGAGTGGGAATGTTAGGGTGAATGCAGCCAAAGACATTTTGGATAGGACGGGGTATGCTAAAGAAGATAAGGTTAGGGCTAATGTGGTGATAGAGCCGAGTCAAGGGTTGTTGGATATGTTGGGTAGGGTAATGGGGGGTAAGGGTGGAGACGGTAGCGATAAAGCAAATAAATAAGGTTAGGGAAATACTGTTGGGTAGATTTAGGAACTTCTGCCAAACGTTTATTGAGTCTGAATACTATGATGATGCGTTTCACGGACCGTTGTGTGACTTTCTCCAAGACTCAGGACCAGATAAGTTGGTGGTGTTACCCCGAACTTTCCTAAAAACTACCGTAGTCTCTTTATACATTTTGTGGAAAGCAGTTAAAAACCCTCTTCTCCGTGCACTCCTTACATCAAACACCACGCCCAACGCACAGAAGACAGTTCGCTCCATCAGGAGTATTGTTGAGAATAATACTGACTTTCAACTATTCTTCCCAGAGGTTATACCTAACTTTACCAAGGTTAGGTGGTCGGATACGTGTGCGTGTTTACAGAGGAAGGTGGACCATCCAGAGGGGACGTTTGAGAGTGCTGGTGTGGGGGCGAATATTATAAGGAGGCATTTTAACATTATTAGTGAGGATGATACTGTCGCTCCGAAGAAGGATGAGTTGACTGGGGATGAGGTTATGCCGAGTAAAGATGATATTGAGAAGGCGGTGGGGTTTCATAAGTTGACGGTGCCCCTACTGATAAATGAGCATGATGAGCGTATTATTACGGCTACACGTTGGGCTAGTTATGATTTGGTTAATCATGTGTTGGAGAATGAGAAGTTTGCTGTATTTAATCAGAAGGCATACCTTGATGAGGAACAGACTAAACCGAGGTATAGAAGGTTTAGTGTGAGGAGGTTGGAGAATATACGTGTGTCGATGGGTAGTTATTTATTTTCTATGCTATACTTGAATACGCCGTTGTCTAAGGAGTTTATGGCGTTTAATCCAGATTGGTATAAGTATTATACAGATGATGCACTACCAGAGGATGGGGATACGTTGGTTACTCTTGACCCAGCTGACCCACCTACGGGGAAGAAGTCGCAGGATTACTCCGCTATAGTATCTGTTAAACATACCAAAAAAGGATTATTCGTAAGGCGGTATAGGAGGAAGAGGTTGAGTGATAAGCAGATGATTTCCGAGACATTCGATGTGTGTAAGATAGATGGGGCGGTTAAGATTAGGATTGAGGCTAACCGTTACGCACATTTAGAGGCTGCATTTCGTGAGGAGATGAAGATAAGGGATGAATATTATATAGTGGAGATGGTTAAGGCTAAGCAGATTGCTAAAGAAGCCAGGATTAAGAATAGGTTGAGTCCCTTATTTGAGAATGGTGTGATTTGGCTTAAAAAGGGGATGAGGGAGTTGGAGCAGGAGTTGACTACATTCCCTTATGGGAAGTGGGATGACCTCATTGACGCGTTGTCGTGGCAGGTGGGGAGTAGGACTTCGACGGAGTATGAAAAGGTGGAGGAGAAGAAGCCAATACCTAATAGGTTAAGTTTTACACTTGAAGAAATTAGACAGAGTTGTAGGGGGAGGCATAAGGCACCCTACCCCTTTCAGAAGCAGATGGAAGAGATGATACCAGGTTAGGTTTGGTAAGTTCAATAATTGAACTTACGCGAAAGGAGCAATATGCAGAATGTAATAAGGGAGTATGATACAAAGAGGGATATAGATGTTGATGAGAGTGGAGACTTGATTATAACCGGGAAGAAGATGTTGTTTGGTGTTAATATAACTAATTTAGATGGTAGCACTCTATATGTTAAGTTGTATAATAAAGCTACAGCGCCAACAGTGGGGACAGACACTCCTAAGATGACTCTCGCTATTCCTACACTAAAGATGATCAATTTAGAGTGGTTGGGTGGCATACCCTTCTCTTTAGGTATAGGGGTAGGTGCGACTACAGGAGTAGCAGATACTGATACTACTGGTCCTGGAGTGAATGAGTGTGTAACTACATTTCTATATAAGTAGGGAGGATTGATGTGTCTATACATAAATATCATAATAAGAGTTTGAAGGAGAGGGAATACAAGGCGCATAAGAAGAAGAAGTATAAAGGGATGTTGTACAAAGCTATGGATGGTGGGAGGAAGTAGTGCCAAGTAAGACTTTGATAGAGGATTGGCGTGACCTTATAGAGCAAGGTCAACGATATAAGGAGACGTATGGTAACTCCAAGAGGTGGTCTACCTACCGTGATTACGGGAGGGGGAAGTTCTCGGGGTATGATGGTGGTACCAATGGGATACTACCGTATAATCTGGTGTATGCTATGGAGAAGGCTACTGTACCTAATGTATACTTTAGAAATCCATATGTTACGGTTACTCCTAGATATATGCCGGGTCAGCAGATGCATGCCAAAGTTATTGAGTCGGTGGATAACTGGCTGATACAAGAACTAGCGGTTAAGCAGAGTATGAAAACAGCTGTTAGAGATGCGTATTATACAAATAGAGGGATAATTAAAACTGGATACGATGCGTTGAGTGGCACGCAGACAGCGGATAGAGGGGTTAATCAGAAGATTGCCGACTTAATGAATACTCCCTTAACTCAGTTGGGTAAGAAAAAGGGGGAGAGGGTAGAGTATAATGTGAATGTTAAGCCGGGAATGCCTTGGGCAGTTAGGGTTATGCCAGACTATATAATCGTCCCCTTTGGAGTACGCACCCTCGATGATTGTCCTTGGATAGACCATGTCATCATTAGGTCATTGGAGGATGTGAAGAATGACCCGAAGTATAAGAACACGGATAAGTTAGAGGGAACACATATGGAGTTGATGACCAAAGATGTTAATGCTGACTTCTACAAGGAGATGGGTAAGTATACGACTTTGGTGGAGATACATGAGATACGTGACTTCAAGCGGAAGGAGATTAAAGCATTAGTGCCAGGGTATGATAAGTGGATAAGGCCACCTGAAGAGGATATTATGCAGGTTGAGGGCTTACCGTATGTAGATTTTACATTTAATGAGGATACGGAGCATTACTGGGGGTCATCCGACGTCCAGATTATCGAACCGCAGCAACTTGAAGTTAATGAGGCTAGGACGCAAGCTATGTATCATAGAAGGGTTGCGTTAATCAAGTTCTTGTATGAAGATAAGATGATTGATGATGGGGAGATGGATAAGTTACTCAGTGAGAATGTGGGACCAGGCATTAGGGTTAAAGGTGACCCTAATCGTGCGGTAGCTATACTCCAACCACACATCCCTCCCGATTTAGTCCAGTGGACAGACACCATTAGGTCGGATGTTAGGGAGTTGTTGGGACATAGTAGGCAGAGTATGGGAGAGGCACCTCCAGGACGAAGGACGAAGTTTGAGATGCAAGGGGTGTTCGCTGGTAAAGAGATAAGGATGGATGAGCGGAGGGATATTGTTGGGGAAGCACTTGTCAAGATGATGAGGAAGATAAATCAGATTATATTCGCCAAGTGGGACAAAGAGAAGGTGGCTCAAGTGGTGGGTTATGATGGGGCTAGGTATTGGGTATCTTATACTCCTAAGCAACTGAGGGGAGAGTATAATTTGAGGGTTGATGTGGAGAGTATGACCCCCCAAACCAAAGCGGTGAAGAAACAGGAGATTATGCAGATTATACAAGCACTCGCAAAGAACCCGAGAGCTAATATAGACTATCTTATGAAGNTGTTACTTAGAGAGTATGAATGGATGGATGCTCTGCAAATCCTACCGGAAGCGCCGGAAACGATGGAGAAGCCTATGGGGTTTAATCAATTTCAGCAGTTTCAAGGGAAGATGGCAGGTGATAGAGGGATGTTGCAGGAGAGAGCGGGGAATACGGCGGATACAGTTGGGAGGTTCTTCTAATGACTACCAAGTATATGTTTAACACAGCGTTCGACCCTGAAGGTACTGGCTACGATATGGCTAGTGCTAGAGCATTTGGGATGAAGCCAGATAAGACTGGTCATTACTCAAGTAGAGAACCTACAACTGGTTTGCTTCTTAAAGGTAGAAAACATAAGACGTGGCATTTGACGACCAAAGGTGAGAGTAAAGCTGGATACGAAATATATAAGAAAAATGGTAGGTATTACTCAAGAAAGAAGAGAGGTATTGCAGCAGCTATGGAACAGATGGGGAAGAAATAATGGCAGGCAACGAATGTGGGAAGTGTGGATGCTGGAAACCTATATGTAGGTGTGATGGTAGACATAGTGTTAGTATAGGAATATTTAAACCTATGATATATAATGATATATGCGAAACTCCATTGTTGATTGAGAGTAAGAGACAACTGAGGAGAGAGTGTAAGAAGCATAATGTGATAGCGTGTAGGTTACTGTGAGTGTAGGAAGGAGGTTGATATGAGCGCGAAGGCTGATGCGGTTAGGGGTAATCCAGTACTACCTCCACCAATCATTCCAAAGAAAGTACTGGATAGTAACATCATACCACCCCCAATTATAGAAGAAGCACCTATAAGTACACTAGTGGTGGATGAGAAGTTGGAGCATAGCGTGGTGGTGGATGAGAAGGCTAAGGGGATGATTACTATCTACATATTTGAGAATAAGCCATATGAAGCGAAGTTTAGTGGGCAGGTGACGGGGGTGGAGTTGAATATTGCGTGGAGAGCGATGTATAAACAATATAAGTTATGGAAGCATGAACTATTAAAACAAGGAGGGAAGTAATATGCCAGGCGAAGATAATGGCAGGACCATCAATGTAGCTGACTTCTACAGAATATGGGGTTTCTACCCTATAGCTGGGGGAGAGGGTGAAGGTGATGGGAGTGGCGACGGAAATGGGAATGCTGGAGGCGAAGTTCAGCAGCAGTTAACCGATGCTCTAACTAAAGTGGGAGTAGCGGAGACTGAGTTAAAATCATTAAAGGACGCGAAGGTGGACCTTGAACGCAAACTCGATGATGCAGATAAAGAATTGCTCAGCGAAGACTACCTCAACTTCAAGGAAGACAAGGGTAAGGGGAAGAAAAACAATGGTGAAGGTGGGAGTGGTGAAGGTTCTGGAGATGCTAACTTCGACATAAACAGTGCTTCCAACGCCGAATTATTGGCGCATGTAGGGAAGCAAAGTAAAGGTGACATAGACAAAGTGGTTAAGGACCTGTCGAGCCGAATGGAGAAGGCGGATGAACGCGTGGGACTCGCGTTGGCCCAAGTCGATATATCCCTAACTGCAATGAGGTATCCCGATGCTAATGGATTAGGATTTAATGAGAACTTCGACGCTATTAAGAAGATAGCGAAGGGTAATCCAGAGTGGGGTGCGGAGAAGTGTTACCAGCAGTTTAAGTTGGAGAGGTTACATGAGGATAAGAGTAAAGCAGATGCAGACGCGAAGAAAGCTGAGGAAGATAGAAGAGTGCTCACCGAGAAGGGCGAAGGGGTGCCTGCAGGCGCTACCCAAACTAAGGAGCTGACTAAAGAGGAAGCTGCTGATTTGGCGTATCGCAAGGCATTCGGAACACGTGAACCATAAGGAGTGAGAAATGCCACCAACACTGACTGAAACACTGAATACGATGTATACTACCACGTGGTACCTTCGCAGAAACAAGATAATGGACCAGGTATTTCTAGCTACCCCATTTTGGTACCTCTTAAGCAAGAAGGGTAAGAGGACTACTCAGACTGGTGGTAGGAGTATTGAGATACCTTTACAATATGCGAAGAATGAAACCGTTACCTTTATAGGTAAAGGTGGGACAGTTACACTATCGGCAACCGACCCTCTAACGGTTGTGCATTGGAACTGGAAGTATCTAACTGGTCATATTATTAGGTACTTTACGGAAATGCAGAAGAATAGAGGGAAAGCGCAACTTATCAAAAAGGTTAATGCAGATATTGACAACTTGCAGTCTAGCTTGATTGATAAGTTGGAAACCAGCCTGTTTTCAGATGGAACTGGTGATGCGGGTATGGCTATTGATGGAGTTGGTAATATCATAGCTGAAGCACCAAGTACTGGAGTGGTTGGCGACCTTAACCGAGCGACTTACTCTTGGTGGAGGAATAACTTCAAGAGTATGTCTGGGGAAGCTGCTTCAATATACCTCCGCAAACGTATGAACACCATGTTCAACGATTGTGGAAAGTATGGAGAAGGAGTTACGCGCTTTCCTGATATAGTGGTTTGTGCACAGGATGTGCATGAAATGTATGAGAGTGAAGCTCTCGAAATCTCCCGCATTCAATTGGGGGATAGGAAGTTAGCAGACCTCGGGTTTGGCGATATAGCTTATAAGGGTCGCCCGATTACTTGGTCACCATCTTGCACTGCGGGTTCAATGTATTTCTTGAACACGAATGTGATGGAGTGGGTTGCTGACCCAATCGAGAATTTTACTTTAGGAGAGTGGCTCCCTATTGTTAACCAGCCACGGGATGTGGTTGCGCACACGATGACGGTTGGTAACCTGGTTACAGGCAACTGTAGAAGGTTGGGGGTTATATTCAATATAGCCGAATAGTTCGGCAACCTACTTAACAGGTTAATTAGGTGGGCGGATAGTTAAGTTATCCGTCTATACCTCCCCCTCCTGAGGGGGCGACAAGAAGAGAGGTTTAAGATGAGTAGGATACTGGGTAGTGATGTAGGTGCGACTGTATTAGCGCAGGATATCTATGAGATAAGTGCCACACAAAAGCATAGACTGGGAACGAAGTTGGTAAGAGGAGATAGAGTGTTTAAGTATGGGAAAGCTATGAATGCATTTGCAGACACTCAACATCTAGCTTATAGTTACTACCACCAGCATATTATGTATGCATTGATACAGGCTGCTGCTGTAGCAGGAGATAGTGCGATTGCTGTTACGGTAGCTGCAACTGACGGCGCGGATAACGATGGGGCGTTTTTGGTAGACGCTTTAGAAGGTGGTTATGTCGTTATCTTCGATGCTTCCAGTGGTGAGTGGTTGAACTACGCCATCAATAACAGTACGGTAGTCGCAGCTGGTGGTGGAACTATAACTATCACGTTAGATGGGGAGTTGCCTATCGCATTGACAACTTCTGACCACGTTGAGGTTATGAGTTCTCCATATACTGTTATTGTAAGCAATGGCGGTGGAACTAGAGGCTTTATGGGACTGCCTATGAGACTAGCTACACTTGCAAGCCCTTATCATTGGTTGCAGACGTGGGGACCGTGTTGGGTATCACCAAATGGAAGAGTTGGTGCAGCACAATACAAGAATGCTTGTGTAGCAAGGAACGATGGTTCCATAGACATCGTTAGTGGTGAATCGGCAATGACTGCTGATGGTCAACCTGTAGGGTTTGTGCTTACGTATTCACAAGCAGGCGGTCAAGGTGCACCTTTCATTATGTTGCAGATTTCGCACTAACACAAAAGAAAGGAAAGTTGGAGAGAGGGGACATTTAGTCCCTCTCACCTACTTCAATTAAGGAGGGGATTAAGATGGGTTTAAGGAATGCTGTAGTAGATACTGTATTTGCTGGGCAGAAAGACCCATTAGCGAACATCATTATAAGAGATGAGTCGACAGCGGTTGGTCCTAATGGTGTAGTGACTGCTCCAGAGGGAACGTTCTGCGTACAACGTTACAATGGAGATGCTGCTGATGATGATGTTTACATAAACACTGATGGTTCTACCACTTGGGTAAAGATATATGACGCTAGTGTGAGGGGACATGTGTAGATTGAAGATGGAGGTGTTGATATGAGTTTGAGAAGGCAGGTAATAAATACTGTATTTGTTGGAGAGACGGACCCTCTAACAAATATTATTAAGAGGACGAAGGGGACGGCTGTAAGTCCAGATGGAGTGGTGAAGGCTGTGGAAGGAACGTTTTTGGTAATGGATTACAATGGAAACGATGCTGACGATGATGTGTATATAAATACTGATGGTAGTACAGCATGGACCCTTATTTATGATGCATCTGTAAGGGGTCATCTTTATTAAACTTTGGGAGGTATTATGTATAGGAAGATAACGATTAAGGATGTGAGTGGGAAGAAGATTGAGATGGAGGTGCATCCTGAGCAAAACAACCTAATTAAAGTGAATGCACATGAGATAAACCTAACCTTCGGCACACGTAAAGCACTGACTAGTTTTATCTCTGCAACTAATGCGTTTATGAGTGGGAATACCATAAATAAGGTGGAAGTTGAGGAAGTATAATGCCTGGTAACAACGGGAAAGAGAGTGAACCATTTATAGCTCAAGCAATGGACCCATTAGGGGCTGACTCCAATCTATTGGCTAAGATGATATTTGCGGAGAACGCGCCAGGAGGGTGGGAAGCGTGGGCTAATATAGGGAGTGTAGCACTGAATAGGTTGAAGTCGGGGAAGCATGGGAAGACATTGAAAGCAGTTATAAATGGGATGTCGAGTGCGATTAAGACTAAATCTCCCCAATGGATGAAGGCGAGTAAGGCAGAGTTTAACGATTCTGAGCAACGTATATTCAATAAGATAACTGAGGTTACAGATGCATTGGTTGGTGGAGCGATAGGGGATACGGTTAAGGGTGCTACACAGTTTGAGAATTTGAATAACTATCCTATGCCTTATTGGGCTAAGGATATGGATGCAGTAGCACGAGATAGAGGGGACCCTAGATGGTCGCATACGTATTTTAAGGAGAAGAGCAATGGCGATGGACAGGGAAGACTTTAGAGATGAGGTTAGGGGAAACATTAAACGTACTGTTGATGGGGTTAGCAACGCACGTATCAATAGATGGATAAACTGGGCACAAGGCTACCTCTCCGACCTACATACGTATGAGGAGATGAGGTCTAATGATACAAGTAAGTCAACTACTGCTAGTAGTGTGGTGGTGACATGGCCTACTAGGATGAAAGACTTGTATAGTATGACTGTACGGGATGGCGCTCGTTCACGTAAACTTGTCTACGTTCATGCTAGGAATTTTGATAGGGAAGTACCTCGACCAGCTACCTACACCGAGGGTTTACCTAGTTGGTATGTTGACTATGGGTCTACGTTTGAGTTATTCCAAATACCTGACGCCATATATAACTTGGCTATTAGGTGTAGTGTATACCCTGCCGACTTTGGGGATGATGACGCTACCTCAACCCTATTGAGGAAGGATGCCTTAATTTCTGGGGTAGCTACTGTATTTGGATTTTACTCATTGAGAGAGGTTGAGGATGCGGCGTATTGGGGGAGCCAAATAGTCCCCCCGTTATATGAAGCAAGTTTAACCAGTGACCATAGTGCTGAGGATTGGTTACCGATAGCGAGGGGGTTTCAATCTCAACCCTTGAATATGGCTGGGCAGTGGTGGACTAATCCTTTTACAGGTAGGATTGTGCCTGGGTACTAAAGTTTGGTAAGTTCAATTATTGAAATTACGCGAAGGGAGTAAAGAATGGCGTTACCTAAGAGAGTGATGTATGGAGGAGCATACTACAAGGGTTACAAGTTAACAGTAAATAGTGGTACAGGCGACTACACTCTAAACATGACCCTCTCCAATAAGGCTTGTGCAGCAAACAGTATAACGGTAATTCCTGACCAATATGGTTCTGGAGACTATTTTAAATTAGAGCATACCGATGCATCAGACACCGTGATAGCTTTAGTTGCATCAACCGTTTTTAACGTAGGTAAATCTGTAGCTTGGCACTTCGACTTCCCTGCACTTGAGTTGTTGGATGCAGGGCATAAGTTTAAGTTAACATATACAAATGTAGCGGGGACGGCGATGAATGTATACACTTGCTTGGAAAGAATAACTACGAAGAGTGGGGGTGCGTAATGGGACAGGGTGTCGGTGGAGGGGGAGGTGCATCCTCAGGGATGGAAACTACCTCCGAGAAAATGTCTGCTCTAATTGTGCAAGATGTGATAGTTAGTAAGAAAGAGGTTAGGGTGGAAGTCCCTAAGTTTGTGGAGAAGATTGTTGAAATACCCAGATATGTAGATAAATCGGTGGAGGTTACCACCGTAAAGGTTAATGAAGTAATTATGGATGTGGTGGTGCCCCATTTCGTAAATAAGGAAGTGGTTGTTGATAAGCCGGTGTATAAGAAGGTGGAAGTAAAGGACGTAACTATCAAAAGGGTGGAAGTACCCCTTGAAGTGCATCGTGTAACTGAGAAGGTTATGATTGTGAAGAAGGAATTTGAAGTGAAGGTGCCTAAATTGGTGGAGGAAATAATTAGGGTACCTAAAGTAAGTTACGTTCCTGTTGAGGTGGAGAGAATAATTTGGAAGGACGTCCCTCGGGAGAGGTGTAGTAATTGTGGGAAAGAGGTGTAGATATGCCAGTTTGGACTGAATCACTTGCAAGGTTACACGTTAGCAACATAGTAAAACACGAGATACCAACTCCTACAACTGATGGGGCAACGACAGTATTTACAGTAGCCAACCCCTATGAGTCAGGTACGTTGGAAGTATTTAGGGACCAATCAGTATTATTAAAGGGGAGTGGTAAGGATTTTGAGGATACTACTACCACAACATTTACAGTAGCATCCGTTCCGGATGCAGATGAGGTATTATGGGTAAGTTATATAAAAGCATAGCTGTTGCTTTATCTTTACTGTTGATAGGTGCTCCAGTGTTGGGGGCGGCTACCAAAGCGAAGAGGGTTAGGATAGTTGATGCTGGTAGTTATTATACAGGAACAGAAGTTGAGACAGCTCTGCAGGAGGTAGGGGAGAGTAGCCCCGTAGTTGGCACACGAGCTTATTACAAATTCAATGGTAATGTCTTAGACGCTGCTAGTGGTGGTAGTGATGGAACAGTTGTGGCAGAAGCGTCAACAACAAATCATGTGTTGAGTTTAGATAGTGTAGATGATGCTGTAAGCGTAGCAGAGACTACAAGTATAGATATATCAAGTGAATCTCTACGTAATATGTTTCCAACTTCAATAAGTAGAGATGACTATGAAGCATGGCCTGGAATAGATATAGATTCATCAGGAAATCTTTATACAGTTTATCGAACAGCAGCAGGAAGTACACATGCTTTTGACGCTGATGGTTTAGTAGCAATAAGGCGTTCAACTGATAATGGTGAGACTTGGTCTGCCGCAACTACAGTGGCAGACAATGCGAGTCTTGATGATAGAAATGCAAATATCTTAATTTTTGATGCTAGTGGAACTGAGACTATACTTGTTGTTTATAATACTTGGGATAATACTGATGCCAGAGCTAAGTGTAAGAAGTCGACGGTAGCAGACTGGACTAACTTTGGCTCGGAGATAAGTTTAAAGAGTGGAGCAAATCAAAGGGGTTGTAGAGGTAGACCTATTTTAATAAGTGGAGGGAGTAGTGATGGAGATATAATTGTCCCTCTTTATGACGCCTGGACTAATGATAATACTTATGTTGTTTCCTCAAGTGATGATGGGGATACTTGGTCAGACCTTGCCACTGTTACTACAGCTGATGGCGAGGAAATGTCTATTATTCAGCTTAAATCTGGAGGTTCTTTTACTGATAACTTACTTGCTATTATGAGAGATAATGCAGGAAAGTTCTGGAAGGTAACTTCAGCTGATGCTGGAGCAACTTGGGCAGCAAGGTCAGAGGAAACCCAATTACCTGTAGGTACAGGTACACCCTGTGATTTAGTCCGATTATCAGATGATACTCTTTTAGCAAATTATGCTCATAATGATACAACGGGTTATGAAACTCATATCTATTCATCTACTGATGAAGGAACTACGTGGACTAAAGATATTGAAGTTTTACACGGATTTAGTAATAGTTCTTACCCTCAAATAGTCGAGATAGACTCAACTAACTTAATAATGGTTGGTTGTACTAATGGACAATCGACTGCCAGTTCTGATGTGTATGTTAAGCAAATAGCTTATCCTTTGGTTGAATTAGCTGAGACAGATGTAATGAGTGTATTTGCCTGGGTAAAAAGAGATGTTATAACTAATTTTGATGCTATTGTTACTAAAGATGAAGTTGTAAATTGTCAGGCATTTATGATGAGAGTTAAGAGTGACGGCAATTTAATGGTTGCTACTGGTGGAGATGTCCATACTACTGAAACTGCAACTTCTGTCAATGATACCAAGTGGCATCATGTTGGTTTTACTAAAACTACCAGAACAACTGCTCTCTATGTAGACGGTGTATCTGTTAAGTCTCACAATGCTGGTATTATACTTGATAATGCTTTAGATGTCCAAATAGGCAGGCGATACAATAATGCTGATACTCCAACTTATACAGACTATTATGATGGTTTAATAGATGAAGTTAAAATATATAACAGAGCCTTATCTGCAGCTGAAGTAAGAGCTTTATTTGAATCGGAGGATAGAGTTATTCTTCACGCAGATACAGCTTTTTTATCTGACTTACAAGTAGAAATTCCCCTATCGACGGCAGCTAATTCTGTTGGAATAAAACTATCCAATCCTGATAATGCTGGGTTTATTGGTATGTCCAATAACACAAGTGGTGCAAGTTTCCAGCCTTTTTTTAGCTCTCGGGGAACAGCTGATGTTGGGTTAACGATACAAGGGGAACCTTTTACCGATACAAAAGCCAGAGCAGCAGTTGTAATTAGAGGAAAAGACGCTGGCAGTAATGGAGCGTTAGAATCGTCTGATATTTTAAGAATAAGAAACTGGACAACGGAATTAGTAGTAGTTGATAAAGATGGCAATATGGGTATCGGGACGGTGAGTCCTCAAGAATTGTTGCATGTGGGAGCAGGAACAGATGCATCTGATATAACGGCAACTGATTTATTAGTAACAA